GGAACCCGGCGACCCGTTTGCGCGAGTTCGTGATTGACGGGGGCCAGGCCGTGCTGCCCGGTGAGGACGTGCTCTACATCCCTGAGATGCGCCGCCCCGGTTCGCTCAAGGGTGTTAGCCGCGTAGACGAGCTGAAGCAGACCCTCGGCCTAGCAAAGGCGCTCGATGAGTTCGCCTCGCGGTACTTCTCCAACGGTGCCAACACCTCGGGAATGATTGAGTTTCCCGGCAACTTGACGCAGGAGCAGGCCAAGGATCTGGTTGACGCCTTTGAGGCTGGGCACAAGGGCTTGAAGAAGGCTCACCGGCCGGGTGTGTTGTCGGGTGGCGCGAAGTTTGTGAAGACGGGGTCGGATGGCGAGCAGGCTCAGATGCTTGAGAGCCGCCAGTTCGCGGTAGAAGAGGTTGCTAGGGTCTTTCGTTGCCCTCCCAGCATGATCGGGTTGAACACTCCCGGCGCCATGTCTTACGCCTCGGTGGAGCACAACGCCATCCAGTTCACCCGCTACTCACTGACCCCGCTCATCGCCGCCATTGAGGAGGCCCACAACCGCCTCCTCCCCGGCGACGTGTTCCTGCGCGTCAACATGGACGGCCTTCTGCGGGGTGACTCGGCGACGCAGGCTTCCGTGTTTTCTACGGCGTTGCAGGCTGGCTACATGAGCGTCAACGAGGCGCGCGGTCTCATGGATCTTCGCCCGGTTGACGGGGGCGACGCGCCGCGCGTCCCGCTCGCCAACATCGCCGTCGCTTCGGCGGGGATCGTTGAGGAGCGCGAGCGCGTCGAGATGGCCGCGAAACTTGTCCAGTCTGGCTACGAGCCCGCAGCTGTGCTGTCCGCGCTTGGCCTGCCAGCAATGCCGCACACGGGCCTGGCGTCAAACCAGTTGCAGCCGGCCGAGAACGCCCAGGTCTGACGTGCCCGAGGTCCCCGGCTACATGGCGTCCGCAGCCCGCAAGGGGCTGGCCTTCCGAGCCGACGGCTATGGCGGGGACGGCCTGGCGGATCGCACCATCCGAGAGGCCCGTCAGATCGTTGACGGGCAAATGTCCGACGACAAGGTCATTCGGGCGAATGCTTGGGCGGCCCGGCACGCGGTCGACCTTGAGGCGCCGCAGAACAGCGACGGCAACCACCCCGACTATCCCGGCGCGGGCGCCGTGGCTCATTACCTATGGGGCATTGACCCGACGGACCCTGGACCGGCGAGGCGCTGGCTTGAGCGCGAGGCCGAGCGTATCCGCGAGGAAGAAGGACGAAGCATGACAGGCATGGAGACCCGCACTTTCACGGTCGACGACCTTGAGGTCCGCGAAGCCCCCGAAGGTATGAGCTTCGAGGGATACGCGGCCGTGTTCAACTCCCCGAGCGAGCCCCTGCCCTTCACCGAGACGATTGCTCCTGGCGCCTTTGCTCGGTCGCTGAAGTCCCGAAACAACGTCTTCCTTCTGGTGAATCACGACCCGGCCCGCCCCTTGGCGTCAACCCGGTCGAAGACGATGACGCTGGAGGAGGACGGCCGCGGGCTGCTTGTCAAGGCGACCCTGCCGGACACGAGCGACGGCCGCGACCTGGCGGTTCTACTCGGCGGCGGTGGCAATCCGCGCGTGATCGACTCAATGAGCTTCGGCTTCTCTGTTCCTCGCGGCGGCGACAAGTGGAACGAGGACGGCAGCCAGCGCACCCTCCAGCAGGTGCGGTTGCATGAGACATCCATCGTTACGTTCCCTGCCTACCAGGCCACGACCGCTGCGGTGCGCAGCCTGGACATGCTGGCCGAGGCCACGGGCGAAGACGCCGACGCACTCAATGGCGCGCTAGAGGCGCTGGAGCGTGGCGCGACCCTGACGATGGACCAGGCTGGCCTGTTGTCTGCGGTGGTGGCGAAGTTGTCGCCGGAGCCGCAGCCCGAGCCTGTGGTTGAGCCGGTGGCGCACGACCCGGCACAGATCAACCTGCTCAAGACCAAGCTCGACCTGGCCTTCAAGGCCTGAGACTTCCTGGCCGCGCGAGCCGCGGCTAGGTCCCCGCTCTGAGGAGCCTCGGCGGGATTCGCAAGAAACACCTGCGCAATCCAACAAACCGAGACCCCAGAAAGGGGTGAACTAAGTTGTCCGAGTACTTGAAGAAGCTCGTGGAGGATCGCCAGTCGGCGTACCACGCAGCGAAGGCGAAGATGGACGAGGCCGCCGCTGAGAGCCGCGACCTGTCCACCGAGGAGCGCGAGTTCGTCGACCGCACGTTCGCGGAGCTTGACGAGAAGCGCACCATGATCGACACCCTCATCACCGCTGAGAAGCGTGAGGCTGAGATCGCCGAGGCCATGCGTGGCGTCGCAGATGTCGCCCGCCCGGTCGAGGCCCGCACCGCTGCGGCCGAGTCCGACGCCGACATCCTTCGTCAGCTGCTCGCTGGCGAGCGCCGCGCCTACTCCTTCCAGTTTGAGAAGCGCGACATCGCCAAGACCAGCAGCAACGCCCCCGTGCCCACGTCGTTCTCAGACGTCGTCATCGACCAGGCCCGCCTCGTCGGCCCGATGCTCGACCCGACCGTCGTCACCGTCCTCAACACGGGCTCCGGCGAGGACCTTGTCCTTCCGTCGCTCGCGTCCTGGTCAACGGCCGGCTTCGAGGCTGAGGCCGCCACGATTGACGAGTCGGACCCGACCTTCGGCAAGACCACGCTCAAGGCCTACAAGTACGCCTTCATCGTGCAGGTCTCGCAGGAGTTCCTGGCCGACAGCAACATCGACGTCATTGGCTTCCTCGGCCAGCAGGCCGGCAACGCCATTGGCTACGCCGTAAACGACAAGCTGACGCTTGGCACTGGCACGGTTGAGCCGAACGGTATCGCCGTCGCTGCTGCGGCTGGCGTGACCGGTGGCACCGCCACATCGACGATGGGCACGGGCGGCTTCACGGCCGACAACCTCATCGACCTCGTTTACTCGCTCGATGGTGCGGCTCGCCGCCTCCCCGGTTTCGGGGTCATGGCGAACGGCTCCAGCATCGGCGCCATGCGCAAGCTCAAGACGTCGTCGGGTGACTACGTCTTCGTGCCCAGCATCCAGCCCGGAACCCCGGACTCGATCCTCGGCTACTCGCTGATTGAGAACCCGGCAATGGCCTCGGTCGCCTCTGGCGCCCGCTCCGTTATCGCCGGTCACTTCCCGTCGTACTACGTCCGCACCGTGGGCGGCATCGACGTGGCCCGCTCGGATGACTTCGCCTTCAACACCGGCCAGGTCACGCTCCGCTTCCAGATCCGCGTCGACGGCAACCTGCCTCAGACGTCGCACGTCAAGCGGTTCACCGGCGGCACCGCCTAGTCACTAGGCACCTAGACGTGGATGGCCCCGCCTTTGCGCAGGGGGGCGGGGCCATCCACACCCCCTGCGCACACCTAGGAGAAACGGTGGCCCATGCCACGAAAGCTTCAAACACTCGCAACAATTCACGCAGCGGGAATCCCGCTCGACGTGCCGCCGCCCGAGAGGGAGCAACTGCTCCGGCTGGGACTGCTGCACGAAGAATCCTCTGGGCCAGCAACGCCCCCTGGACGGCCACGGGCTACGGCGAGCAAACCCAGCAAGCCACCCGGCGCATCAAAGCCGCCGGCCACCAAGTAGCCATCGCCTCCAACTACGGGCTCGAGGGCTCAACCATGGAATGGGAAGGCCTGCCGGTCTACCCCCGCGGCCTTGACGTCTACTCCAACGACGTCATCCCCGCCTACGCGATGGACTGGGGCCGACCAACCGGGCAGCAGGCCCTCGTCATCACCCTGTTCGACTGCTGGGTTTTCAAGGGCGCTGGCTGGGACCATGTGGAGCGCGTTGCCTCCTGGGTGCCCATCGACCACTTCCCCGCCCCGGCCCCAGTCATTGAGTGGCTGAAGCGCCCCAACGTGACACCGATTGCCATGTCGCAGTTTGGCCTTGACGCCATTGAGCGCCACGACATTCAGGCGCTGTACGTCCCGCACGCCATTGACACCAAGGTTTTCAAGCCGACCGAGTTGATGCAAGGTAGCGACGGCCAGGTGCCCGCGCGCACATGGATGGGCATTCCCGAGGATGCCTTCGTTATCGGCATGGTGTCGGCGAACAAGGGGCAGGTGGATCGCAAGTCCTTCGCCGAGTCATTCCTCGCCGCCGCGATGGTGATGCAGAAGCACGACGACGTCTGGCTCTACCTTCACACCGAGCCCAGCCCGGCCATGTCTGGCCTTGACCTGCGGGCGCTGCTGGCCGCGACGGGCGTGCCGATGGACCGGGTCGCCTTCGCTGATTCGTACTCCTATCGGATGGGCATCCCGAAGGAAGCCCTTGCCAGCATTTACACCGGCATGGACGTGCTGCTTCAGCCCAGCCGAGGCGAAGGCTTCGGCATCCCCGCCGTTGAGGCCCAGGCTTGCGGCACCCCGGTCATCGTGTCCAACGCCACCGCCCAGCCCGAGCTCGTCGGCGACGGCTGGCTCTGCGACGTCCAACCCGCCTGGGACGCACCCCAAGGCTGCTGGTTCTTCACGCCCCTAGTGCCAAGCATCGTCGACAACCTTGAGGCTGCCTACGCGCGAGGCCGAGGCCGCTCCCAGCAGGCCATTGACTTCGCCGCCAACTATGACGCCGATGTTGTGTTCGACAGGTATTGGCGGCCGGCGCTCAACATCCTCCTCGCGCCATGAGGGTCGCCTGGGTGACGCACCACATCCCTAGGGTTGAGGAGCGGCATGCGGCGCTACTGCCTGGGAAGTATGCGGGCGGGGCGGAACGAAACACCGACTACATGGTCACCGCGGCACCAGCCGGCGTTGAGGTCACCTACATCGAACCCGAAGCCGCTGAGAGCGCCGCAGAAGCGACATACGATCGGGTAGTAGTCGGAGGCACCGACAAACTCTCCGAAGCCTCTATGAATTTCCTAGCGGCTCTCAGGCCCATCGTCTGGGTGCAGCACGCCCAGCACCGCACACCCGCCAAGGCTGACCTGTTCCGCCAGGCCTCGCGGTTCTTGACGATGAGCCGCGCACACATGGGCTGGGAAGCCGAATGGACAGGGCGCGCCGACGCCTTTATCCATTCCCCGGTTCCGCCGGACTGCGTCGCCCCCGCCGATAAGGCACCTTTTGCCTTGTTCGCGGGCAGACGCCACCCGGCCAAAGGGAAACTCAACGCCCGCATTTGGGCGCAGCGCCACGGCGTCAAACTGGTTGAGCTGGAGAACGCCCCGCACGAGATCGTCCTTGACCACATGGCCCGCGCCAAATACTTCGTCCACCTCCCCAAGGAGCGGGACGCCTGCCCCCTCGTCGTCATCGAGGCCACCCTCGCTGGCTGCGACATCGTCACCAACTCCCTCGTCGGGCGGCTAGAGCCCGGCGACCCTGCGACCGTCCTCGCCGAACAGCCCCACAGGTTCTGGCGGATTGTGGAGGAAACAGCATGAAGATCGTTGTCACCGGCTCCGCCGGCACGTTGGGCGCCCCCCTAGTCGCCGAGCTGCGGGAACGCGGCCACGACGTCTGGGGCATCGAGCTCCAGCACACCGGCCAGCCCCAGACCATCCGCGCCGACATCGCCGACTACCGGCAGCTGCGCGCCGCCTTTGACCGCGTCGGCGACTTCGACCTCGTCTACCACCTAGCCGCCGAGTTCGGCAGAATCAACGGCGAGGAGCACTACGAGCAGGTCTGGCGCACCAACGCCATCGGCACCCGCAACGTGCTCGAGCTTCAACGTGAGCGCGGCTTCCGCCACGTCTTCGCCTCCTCCTCCGAGGTTTACGGTGAGGCCGACGCCGAAGCCATCGACGAGCGCTACCTCCTTGACAACCCGCAGCCGCGCCTCACCAACGACTACGCAATCAGCAAGCGGGTCAACGAGGAGCAGATCCGCAACTTCGCAGACCGCTACGGCAACAAGACCATGACGCTGCGGTTCTTCAACGCCTACGGCCCCGGCGAGCGATATCACGACTACCGCTCGGTCGTCTGCCTCTTCGCCTACCGGCTACTGACCGGGAAGCCCATCACGGTGTATGAGAACTACCACCGGGTCTTCATGTATCAGGGCGACTTCATCGTGACGCTTGCCAACGCGGCCACGAGCTTCGCCCCAGGCGAGACCGTGAACGTCGGCGGCGACGAGTACGTCAGCGTTGAGGACATGGCGAACATGCTGCTTGAGGTCACCGGCGCCCACCCGTCTTTGGTGAACCGGCTGCCGCTGGACAAGCACAACGTGACGAGCAAGAAGCCTGACATCTCCAAGGCCAAGGCACTGCTGCACCACAACCCGCGCACAAGGCTCGCTCAGGGA